TGTCCCGGACAGTGGCTGGGTCCACGTCAGCTACGACCCGGAGAACCTCAAGAAACAAGCCTTGACCGCTGTCAAGCAAAACGGTAAAACGGTGTATCTACCAGGACTTGTTGCTTAAATGGCCTACCTTCGACTCGCCTTAAAACCCGGCATTGACAAACAGAACACCGAGTACGGTGCCGAGGGCGGCTGGATCGACGGCGACTATATTCGGTTCCGATATGGTTTACCTGAAAAACTTGGCGGCTGGACCCCATTTGGTGGTTCAGAAGTCTATTTTGTGGGCATGAGCAGTGAGGTATTTACATGGAATGCTTTGGATGGCACTCCTTATGTAATGGTCGGGACCGATAAAAAACTATACGTTAGTTCTGGTGGAAACTGGGCAGATGTCACACCAATCCGGGCAACAACCGCGCCTGGTGGAGTTACTTTTGCGGCCTCTACTGGAAGCAATATTGTTACTGTGACGGACCCCAGCCACGGGGCGATTACTGGCGATTTTGTTACCTTCTCTGGAGCGGTATCCCTTGGTGGAAATATCACGGCTGCGTTATTAAATGCCGAGTTTCAAATCCAACAGGTAACAGGAGCTAATACATACACCATTCAAGTAGGCGCCACGGCTAACTCTTCTGACAGTGGCAACGGTGGGGCCTCAGTGGTGGGAACTTATCAAATCAACGTAGGAACTGACGTAAGCTATTTTGACTTTGGATGGGGCACAGGTACTTGGGGATTATCAACCTGGGGCACTCCTCGTCCTGCCTCTGCTGCAACTGCGTTGTATTCCAGGGTCTGGCAGTTTGATAACTACGGCGAAGATGTTGTTTGCCAATTGGTTGACGGCGGGATATATCTGTTTGACACCAGCGGCGGAGCTATCACAGCCAACAAGGCAACGGCGATTTCAGGGGCCCCAACAAAGTCAACGTATGCTCTTGTATCTACCCCAGACAGGCACCTTGTGTGTTTTGGAACAGAATCCACGGTAGGAACACCGTCAAGCCAGGATCCAATGTTTGTACGGTTCTCCAACCAAGAGGATATAAACACGTTTACGGAAACTGCTACTAATACGGCAGGTGGTCAGAGATTGACAGACGGCAGCAAAATCGTAACGGCCATACGTTCTCGTGGACAGATATTAATATTCACCGACACTTCCGTACACGGCCAGCAATATGTAGGCCCACCATACACCTTTGGATTTACACAGTTGGGTGCCAACTGCGGCTGTATTGGCCCGCATGCGGCTGTGGACGTCAACGGTCTGGCATTTTGGATGGGCCCTGAGGCGTTTTACATGTTCGACGGTACGGTTAAAAAGATGCCTTGCACGGTCCAAGACTTTGTCTTTAAGGACATTAATCTAGTCCAAGGGACCAAGGTCAATGCCGGGGTTAACTCACAGTTTAACGAGGTAACCTGGTGGTATTGCTCATTTACCAGCGACTACATTGACCGCTTTGTGAGCTACAACTATTTGGAAAACGTATGGTCTGTGGGCACCATGGCAAGAAGCGCTTGGACGGACATTGGAACATACGACAAACCGTTGGCCACTCAGTACTTGTCTTCTAGTACAGCGACCCCAACAGGATCGACCATTTACGGCTTGACGGCTGGGCGTTCACTCGTGTTTAACCAAGAGGATGGGGTAAATGGTAATGGCACTGCGATTAATGCGTATATTAAGTCCGGCTATTTTGACCTTGGTGATGGCGATAACATGCTGCTTATGTCTCGCTTTATACCTGATTTTAAGAACCAGGTCGGCAATCTTACAGTGCATTTATTACTTCGGCCTTATCCCCAATCCACAGCCAGCCCCTCCTCCCTCGACCCGTATGTCATTACGCCGACTACGCAGAAGGTTGATACACGGGCAAGGGGACGGCAGATAAGCCTTAGGATAGACAGCAGTGATTTAAATACCAACTGGCGGTATGGTACGTTGCGTGTAGATATTCAGCCGGATGGGTTGCGATGAGCAAGATTCTTAACGTTCGTCTACAAAATGCTGGAGCACAATATGACCCGTCTCAAATTAACCAGCTTGTACGTTCGTTAGAACAAATCGTTCTTCAACTCAATAGTGCCTACACTTCGACCGTTGATAACGACAACATTGGCGCTTTGGGGTTTTTTGGAGCAGGGGGCCATGCTTCTGTTTTAGATGGCACAGAAAACTTTTTCCTGCCCTATGCGTCTTTTATAGATCGCACGACGCAAACAGCGGCAGCTATTAATACGGCCTATGCGCTGCCCTTAGAAATACAACAGCTTTCTAGCGGGGTATACAGAGACCCAGGTAACACTTCTCGTGTGTATGTGGACTTACCCGGCGTCTACAATATCCAGTTTTCCGCTCAACTTCAGCAATCATCGGGCGGTGCAGCGACCGCTTTTATCTGGCCCAGGGTCAACGGTCAAGACGTCGGGGCCTCCGCTACAAAAGTCACGGTCCAAGGATCATCAGCCGCTGCCGTGGCTGCTTGGAACTTTTTTCTTGATTTAGATAGCGAGGACTATTTTGAGTTAATGTGGGCAGTTAGTAATACCGGGCTTGTGCTGTTGGCAGAGGCTGCCACGGCCTTTTGCCCTTCTATTCCTTCTTTAATTTTAACCGTGACATATGTCTCCAGTATCAGTGAAATTGGGCCAAGTTCAAGCTTCCCGGTTTCGGGGGTTTCGGGTACTGGGCGTGTGGGCACAGTCAGCGTAACGGTATAGCCATGGCCAATAAATACGAACGATCAAGACTTATTCCTAGCGCAAACGTAACCACCCTTTTGTACGAGGTGCCTGCCGCTACGACCGCGATTTGTAGGTCTTTGAGGATTACAAATACCAACTCGAGTCGGGCAGAGGTTTCTGCCGTTCAGGTGGATTCGGCCTCGGCGCTTACGATTACCATTATGGACCAGCACGTTATAGCCCCCCGTAGCGAGTACGACGCCCTAAACGGGGTACCTTTGAACCTGGAGGCCGGGGATAAAATCCGTGTTACGGCCACGGTAGCCAACGTTAATTTCTATCTCTCTTACGTAGAGATAGACAGAAACTGATGAAATACGTCATAATTAGCCAATCTTTCGCGTCCTTTCCCGACGCGCGGCCCTATGCGGCTATTGGCACAAACTGGAAAGGATAAACATGGAAGACCAAGGAATCATGGCCCTGCCTCAGGCGGGTATGCAGGCACCGACGGCACAGCCTCAAGCCGCGATCGACCCCAAGAACTTTAGCCCGCAAGTCTTTGACTATGCGCGGATGCAACCTGACCAATTTGGTCAAGATATCTTGGGCGGCATGGAAGCCACGGATCCTGCGCTTGTGGCGCAGTTTAAGCAAGCCCTTGCGGGCATGCAGTTGCCGCCAGAGATTGTGGATGCTTTGGGACAAATGGTTGATGCCATTTTGGCTGAACCGGAAAAATATGCCGAAATACGGGCTGATTTTATTTCGGAAGGTGTTCCAGAGGATATTCTTCCCCCAACATTTGATGCGGCATATTTTGCCGCTTTAAATGTTGCCCTTGATCAATTAAGCGGGCAGCAGGCTCCAGTAGGCATGGCCGGTGGCGGCATTATGGCGTTAAGCCCAATGGCAACAGAGATGGCCAAAATGGGGCGTAATGGTGACCGCATGCTTGCTCACATTACCCCGGCAGAGGCACGCATGTTGCGCCGCCGTGGGGGGTCCGGGACCATCAATCCAATTACTGGTCAACGAGAGTTTTTTGTTAAAAAACTTGCTAAATCTGTTGGCAACGCTTTTAAATCTGTTGGAAAAGCAATTAGCAGTGGCGTTAAAAGCTTGGGCAGGGTTGTAAAGAAAATTGCATCTAGCGATATTGGCAGGATTGCTCTTACCATTGCTGCCGTTTATTTTATGGGTCCCGCAGGTCTTAATTTAGCTGGGCCCACTGGTCTAATTGGCGTAAGCAACGCAGCCTTGGCCACTGGTATTAATGCTTTTGCTGGAAGTACTTTAGTTAACCTAGCTTCTGGACAAAAGCTTGGAGATGCGGTTAAAAATGGCGCAATTTCTGGTGTATTAGCTGGAGTTGGAACAGGGGTAGTTAAAGGGTTTGATGCCACATTACCTGGGGCACCTGTAACTCCTGGGACTGGGGTTGAGGTAAATGCTCTTGGTGGAACAGGTGGAACAACGGTTAATTCAATTGCTCCTGTCTCAGAAGCCGCTATTGGCGCTCCTACTCTTGCAGATCAAACAGCAAACTTATCGCTAGATCAACAAGCTCTTTATAACCAAATTAATACTCCTGCAAACGTGGCTGTGGCCCCAGGGGTTAACGTAGCCTCTGCCCCTCTTTCTACTGGCACCTTGACGGATGCAACAAGTTCCTATGCTGGAAGCATTCAAAATCTCCCCCTCCCCGAGGACTTTGTTCGATCAGGAATTCCTGTTGATGCTCAGGAGTTTGCGTATACTATAGGAAACCCTCATGCAGTAGTTCCACCAGCTTACACCAACTACATTCCTGGAACACCGGCGGAAGCAGCGTTGCGTATAGCTCCACCATCCAACGTTCCCTATAATCTCACCTCCGACTACATGAATTTAGTAGACCCAGCCCAAGTTGGTGGTGGGGCACCCTTACCAGCAGACGTAGTGTATAAAGATGCTTTGGCAGGACAAGCTACTCAACCAGGATTCGTGGATACGATCAAGCAGGGATATAATGAATATATTCGTCCTTATACCCCAGGTGGGATCACAGAAAGCGGTAAAGCAACTGCCCTTCAAGCTTACAACGACACTCTTGCTGCTACTAAGAGCCAAAAATTAGCCGAAGCAGCCTACGAAAAAGCGTTACCTGGCGTATTTAGTACCTATGGGCCTGCGGCAGCGGTAGGTCTGGGTGCTGCATATCTTGGCGGAGCATTTACTCCAGAAGAGCCGGGTAGTCCAAACCTTGCTCCAAAAGAAACCGGAACGGACCTCTTGCGTGCTCAGCCCGGTGTTTACGGTACAACTCCGGGTGGTGCTAACGTTACCTATGCATCTTTACCTTCTGGGTACAACTACAACCCAATGCAAATGTTGTATCGTCCACAGGTGACCATGGGCAACCCCTATGGCAACATATATGGGCAACGACGCATGTTTGCAGAAGGTGGCATCGCCTCTGTGGCTCCTCGCCGATATGCAACCGGAGGTTACGCCAAAGGCGGCATAGGTTCTATGGCAAATTTTCCGCGTAAAACAGGTCCAATCAACGGCCCCGGCACCGGCACTTCGGACGATATCCCAGCAATGCTGTCAGACGGTGAGTTTGTAATGACGGCAAAGGCAGTACGTGGAGCAGGCAAAGGTTCCCGTCGGGAAGGTGCAAGGCGCATGTATGCGATGATGCGCAAGCTTGAGAGGAACGCATAATGGCAGAAATTACCGAACAGATAGTCCGCGAAGCGCCGCAGATCGAGGCCTATAAACTAGGCCTCTTAGAATCCGCCAAGAAGCTTTCAGAGCAACCTTTGACCATGCCCGCCTACCAAGTGGCGGGTTTGA